ATGCCTTGTACTTCAAGACGGGTAGCATGGCCCAGGACCCAGAAAACGAGAGTCTCTAGCGGGAAAGTTCCCGCATTACCCATTGTCGAAAACATATGCAGATCCACGAACCCGTCCATAATGGACATTCGTGGGGACCGCACACGATTAAGACAATCAAACCACTTAGGAGGCAAAAGCCAACGAAGCAACTCGATCGAAACACAATCAGAGGCAGAAGACCAGTCAATAGTCGCTTCTTTCGAAGTGATACTGGCTATCTTCGCCCTAGATTTATGCATTTCGGGTAGTCTCTCGACATCTAAACCAACAGCCTTCATCCGTTTATACATGAGAGTCATTAAACCTTGCTGGAGAAACATATTTCCAGTGGGTTCAATGGCAATCATGCGGTTGATCTTTGTTGACTTAGCGACAGTAGTAGCCCGCGACCCTTCTACGATATTATACCAATCCCGGATGGGATTACGCCTGTTAAACTCTAACAAGGCAGCCTTTAACGAACTGTCAAAGGTTAGGTATTGATCGAAAGAAGGTTTCGCTCCACTAGTTATCGATATCGGGAACTTAGATTTGGCTTCTAGCGAGGTATCTCTATAAGAGACACCAAGACTAGAACCAGTGCCATGTTTGCAGCACTGAAACCATTCTTCGTCCATAAACGGAGTCAGAACAAAACCCATAAGGGCTCTCGCACGTAAGAGAATATTTTCTCTTGCGCTAAAGCGAGATTGAGGAACATGATGACTTGGGTCTGGAAGGTCGAGACCTTCTAAACCAAAGCGCATCATATGATTATTAACCAACAAAAACTTTATGTAGGTTAGATCCTCAAGCTGTTCTGATACTGCTGAATCTGATAAGAATTTCTTATCAAACTCAGCCCGCTGCCGAGTCTTTAACATCTCTATGGAGCGGTCCAATGACCCCTGCACTTGCGGGGGTCCGGACAAGTCGCTGTCCAATGCCTTCTTTATCCGTGTTTGGATACTCGAAGGTGTAAAGACCTTTCTTTTCCTTCTGGTTAACTTACTCATAGGGTAACTCCTTATTGGGTAAGATAGAACGTTAAACACAGTTAATATAACAGTTCTGACAATTACTCGTCAGACTTGTCGCGTTTACTCAATAAAAGCATCCTCGAAAGGAGCTCAATGAGTATAGTGAGCCACGAGGCCCTGTTAAGGGACATGTGATCACGCGAGCGATAAGTTGTTATAAAACTCGTCCAAATCGCTATCAATGATAGCTTGGCACGCAATTTTGCGCATTTCGAGTACTTCTGCTTGTGTCGCTTCCGCGTCATAAGCAAACTCGATCCGCACAGAATGTGTGGTCACAAGTCC